ATTTGCAATCTATAAGGAAATAAGAGAACACAATGAGAGAAACACCAAAAAATAGATTTTGCAGGAAAGCTCTTAAATTAGCTGCTCACATAAAACCACTGATAGGATGCAAATGGTGGAAAAAATACAACCAAGAGCAAAAAGATATCCTCCTGGACATGTGCTATATGCCTGAGGAACTGATAGATTTCCTGCTCATGGATAACATCCAAAGCAAAACAGATTACTTTAACTCTGTAGATGTTTGGTTAATCTTAGAATACAAAACTTTTAACTATAAACATCCGTTAAAGTATAAAGTAGGCTTTATGCAACTGATAACAAAGCAGATAAACCTGCAGCATGATTACTTGGATTTAAGATTTAAAATAGGGATATAATGATAAAATTAACTAAGATAAAACCAAACAAAGACAATCCAAGATTGGTAAAAGATGATAAATTCTACAAACTTGTAGAAAGCATTAAATCTTTTGGAGAGAAGATGATGCCACTGAGACCTATTGTAGTTGATGAGAACTGGATAGTATTGGGAGGTAATATGCGATTAAAGGCACTAAAAGAGCTCGGATATAAAGAGATAGACGAGAGCTGGATTAAGCAGTCTAAAGACCTAACAGAAGAAGATAAAAGAGAGTTTATTATCAAAGACAATGTAGGCTTTGGTATTTGGGACTGGGAGATATTGCAGGATGATTGGGATTTATCAAAGCTTGAGGATTGGGGCATGGATATCCCTGAGTTTGAAATAGAGCTTGAAGCAAAAGAAGATGAGTTTGATGTTCCATATGAAAGATCAGAAACTAATATAGTTTTAGGAGATTTGTTTGAGATTGGAAATCATAGATTGTTATGTGGGGATAGTACATGCTATGATACAGTACAAAAGTTGATGAATGGGGAAAAGGCTAATATGATATTTACTGATCCTCCTTATGGTATGAATTTAAATACTGATTATTCAGCCATGCAAGATGATAATAATACTTTTGGAAAAAAAGAATCAAAAAACTATGATAAAGTTATAGGAGATAATGAAGATTTTAATCCTAAATTAATAAATACTATTTTTGATAGTTTTTTTTATGTTAAAGAAATATTTATATGGGGTTCTGATTATTTTGCTGAATTAATACCAAAAAAAAATAATGGTAGTTGGATTGTATGGGATAAAAGAGAAAATTCAGATGGAGAAACAAATTTAGACAAGATGTTTGGATCTTGTTTTGAGTTATGTTGGTCAAAAGAGAAACACAAAAGAGAGATATGTAGAGTTAGATGGGCGGCTTTATTTGGTACAGAAAAAGAACATGACAAAAAAAGAGTTCATCCAACACAAAAACCAAGCTTATTAGTACAATGGTTTTTAAACAAATGGAGCAATATTAAAGATTTAATTGTAGATTTATATTTGGGTAGCGGTTCAACAATGGTAGCAGCACATCAGCTTAATAGAAAGTGCTATGGCATGGAGTTAGATCCTAAATATTGTCAAGTAATAGTAGATAGAATGATTAAACTTGATGACACTTTAATTATCAAGAAGAATGGAGAAATATATCAACAATCATAACAATGGCAGACAACAGAAAACAACACAATAAAAAAGCATTAGTAGAGGCTCTGGAGCAATCTTTGGGAGTTGTTACAACTGCATGCAAACATGTAGGAATAAATAGAACTACTTTTTATAAATATTACAAACAGGATAAAGCATTTAGAGATGCAGTAGATGATATCGGAGAGGTAGCAATTGACTTTGTAGAGTCTCAACTATTCAAACAAATAAAATCCGGGAATACTGCATCTATTATCTTTTACTTAAAAACTAAAGCTAAGAATAGAGGATATGTAGAAAGGCAAGAGATAACAGGAGAGCTAAATACTAATGTTATCAAAGTTCAATTTACCTCGACAAATGTATTACCTATTCACAATGAATCTGACTTTATAGATGATTAATCCTTTCCCTATATCTCCTGTCTTTGAGTGGAACTACAGAACTACCAAACAGATAGTCATCAACCAGGGAGGAACATCATCAGGAAAGACCTACTCACTCCTGCAAGTGCTTGCATGCAAAGCTGCAGAACAACCTAACCAAGTAATCACAATTGTAGGGCAGGACATACCTAACTTAAAGGCAGGAGCTATAAGGGATTTTGAGAGTATACTCAATAATCCCTTTTTTAGGTCCATGATAAAAAGCATCAATATCACTAACAGAGAGTACAGGCTTAATAATGGGAGCCTTATAGAATTCAAGAGCTTTGACAATGAGCAGGATGCTAAGAGTGGTAAGAGGGATTACCTATTTATGAATGAGGCCAATGGTATTCCTTACTCAGTTTATGATCAGCTGCAGATACGGACCACTAAACAGGTATTCATAGATTATAATCCTACTTTTGCTTTTTGGGTACATGATAAGCTGATAGGGAGCAGTGATAAGGTAGAGGTATTTATCAGCAATTATACACATAATCCTTTCCTCAAAGATTCAATCAGGGAAAAGATAGAAGATCTGAAACATAAGGATAAGAATAAGTGGAGGGTATATGGCTTAGGTCTGACTGGTAATGTAGAGGGAGCAGTATTCCCTACAGTCAACTGGATCCCTAAGATGCCTACTACCGGATGGAAAAGGTCTTGTCTGGGCATGGATTATGGCTACTCAAATGACCCGACAACATTGGTAAGATTAGCACTCATTCAGGGGGAGTTATATGGAGAGCTGCTACTTTATAAGACCGGATTAACTAACCAGGACATAGCAAAAGAGTTTGAGAGGTTAGGTCTGAAAAAAGGAAGAAAAGGAGGAGACCTGATCATGGCAGATAGTGCAGAGCCTAAGAGCATCAAGGAGCTAAAGAACCTTAACTGGAGGGTTAGGCCATGCAAAAAAGGTAGTGATTCTATCCGGGCAGGGATAGACTGCCTGAAAAGTTATGGAGCTTTAAACTTAGTTAATAGTGAATTATGGAAACAAGAGCAGCAAAAATACGTATGGACAATAGACCGTAAAGATGGAAAAGCTAAAAATAAGCCAGTAGATAAGTTTAATCATATTTGGGATGCTTTTAGATATGGAGAGCAAGGAATTAGAAAAAACAAATTAAATTTAGTATCTTACGGCTCATAAACTTAAATTATGGCATACGTATTACAGGCATCACAGTTTGCAGAGGGATTACAGAGCTATACTGCTCTGCTCTTAGAGAGTATCAGGCAGATAACCTTAGTATCTCCTTTCAATATTCCTGATGCCAGGACTGCATTAGAGCTTAATCAGATTACCACTTTCTCAGATGCAGGCTTTGACCAGTATCTGACAGAGCTATATAGCTTAGACTTAGACTATACTCTGCTAACTGCTGCAGAGATTACTGTGCTAAATGTCATCCGGGAGTACTTACAACCTCCTCCATCTTTCAACTGTTGCGGAGTAGATGTACCATCATTGTTAAACTTTAGTTATGTGTTTAATGACAGAATTGGTAGTGCTACATTTGAGAAAGAGATAAGAGTATCACTAATGGATACAGTTACCTGTGATGTTTTTAACATTGAGCTGACCTTTGGTACGGTAACTCCTGGACCTCCTGCAATTATTCCTGCAGGTCCGATAACTTTGAGTAGTTTAGGGTGCATTGGTGGTATGAGCGTATACTCATTTTTATGGGTAGATTTTAGCTTTGATCCTACAGGATTCACATTTGATGTAGATTTTGACTTTAAAGATTCAACCGGAGCAAGCATAGTGCTTGTTTCTGATTTATACACTTTTTAATTAATTATTATGAACTTATTAAATTCATTTTTGTTAGACTGCTGCCCACTTGCCACAAGTTTAACCGACATTCCAGCAAGTGCATGCCCAGAGAACATGGGGCAGATTCAAAGATATTGGTTTGTTCGTAAAGGAGAGGTTATCTGGGATACAGTAACTCCTGCTAATAACGTACCTGCAACTATCTCAGGTAACTTGCCAAGTGTAGTGGCTGGATGGTCTATCCTATTTGCTGCTGCTGATGATACTCACGTAGTTACATCTCCATTAATCGGGGGGGACAGTGTTTTAACTGCTGGAACCACAATTAGCCAGGGCGGAGGGGATAACTCAACACTCTCAGGGACAACACTAATCAATGGTATTAATCCTACAGATGGTAGTGCAAGATTTGATTCTCTTACAGGAGCTCAGATTGAGGCATTCAGAAAACTTGCCTGTGAGGGTACAGGTCTTGAGGTATATCTAATCAATCAGCAAGGATTAGTCTGGGGTCAGCAAGTAGGAGATCTATTTACTGGCTTTGATGTTTCAAATGTAGTACTTGGATCTATGACTAATGCAGGATTTGGTACACGTGACAGTAACACAATGACATTTCAGTTAGACTTTGATTATGATGAGACTAAAGCTGCAGTTACTCCTACTGACTTTAATGCTTTAACTATATCGTAATGGCTAAGCCTACGAAAGTAAAACTAAAAACAAAAGCCGGTGCATGTGCAGAGCTAACGCTCTCACATGCTCAGGCAGTTTTGCAGAGCCAAGTAGTTCAGAAGAGGGATGACTGGTCACTTGATTCAAAAAAATATCAATTTGTAGATAATGTTATTAAACGAAAGCCAAGTAATAAAGCTGATAAAAAGCAAGAGTAATCAGTTAGGCGTGATGCAGGCTTATGAAAGTAGGCTAAAGGTCATGTCTGAACCATTGTTTTTTAGAGAGCTGGAGAGTGAAACCGGATGGAACGAGATAAAACTTGCCATCCGCAACAGTATCACTGCTGAAAAATACCAAAGGGTGCTGCAATATTTCAGCTATCCCCTGGCAATCGTATCTATAAGTGATGATATCCTTGAGGACCTTAACAGAGTTTTCAATGGTAGAAATGCAAACTTTTCCATACAATATCCTAACAAGAGAGCAGAGGCACAGGCTACTGAGCTGCTCTATAAAGTAAATACCCGTAAATATGTAGAAGCAGTAGGTAGGAGAGCATTCAAGTGTAAGCCTCAGACCATTGTAGTAGTAGACAAGGATGCAATGGGCATCCCTTACTATGTTACTGTAGAACTTGATAAGCTCATAGGCTATCAGCTATCTGAGTGCAAAAGTAAGTTTCAGTACATCATATTCCATCATTCTCATGGTACTGATGAGATGGGAGAATATAAGAGG